TCTGGCAGACAATCCTGGATGGAAATGGAAAGGTTTTTTTCCGTTGACGGACAGGGATTTTGAATAAGGGGGATTGAGATGAGAAATAAGGGAATCGACAAGGTAATGTCGGCAGCAGGCGTTGTTCTGTTCGTCGGACTGATTCAGGCACCGGATGCACCGTTCTGGGCGCTTGCAAGCCTCGCAGTGGGCTTGTACGAGATAAGCCTGTGGGTTTGCCGGATAGCGCACAGGGAGGCGAAAAAGAGCCGCAAAAGGCGCTACATCACAGCAACCAGATTCGACAGGGAGGTGAGCTGATGCAGAAAATCAAAGCAATCGTGAAGCGGCCTGATGAGATGTACGGTCACATGACATGGATTAGCAATTCGCTGAAGAACCTTCAGAACACTGTTGACGGATACATCGAGACTGTGACCGTTGCGACCGACATGGTCATCATCTGCAACGAAGAAGGCGTGATTCGTGGCTTGCCGTTCAACTGTGAGCTGTGCGGTCACCAGTTCTTCGGAACACTGATTATTTGCGGAGTGGATGGGGATGAGTTTTCCGACATTCCTATGACGTTCTCTGAATGGAAGCGGTTTTTCTTCGGAGGTGGTTTGTCATGAATATGCCTGTCATCCTGCTGGCGGTCACGCTCGCCGGAGCCGGAACGGTCGAGACGGAATCAGAGAAGCCATACACCGACGAAGACTTGTATATCCTTTCTCACATCATCTCAGCGGAAGCAGGAAACTGCAGCGAAGACATGATGCTGTCCGTCGGATCCGTCGTCTTGAATCGTGTTGCGGATGATCGTTTTCCCGACACAATCGAGGATGTTGTCTTCCAGAAGGGGCAATACAGCCCGACATGGAACGGAGCCTATTATCAGGAACCCACAGAGGGCGCTCAGAAGGTCGCAGAACAGCTTCTGACAGAAGGGTCGCAGATTGATGAATCCGTTGTGTGGCAGGCTGAATTTCCGCAAGGAAACGGTGTGTATGACACGATCGAGAGCCCGTGGGGCACGACAATGTATTTCTGCTACTGAGAGAAGGTGACAACATGAGCATCGGAACAGTGGATCCGGACTGCAACGACACTCGGCAGTGCTTTGCAATGCAGTTTGTGCATGGTGGTTTCCGGGTATGCAAAATCCTGACAAGTACATACCGTGACAACGGAGAATGTCCATTCTGCAAGCCGGAAAAGGACAAGGTACAAGGCTATGAGTCCGGGCGAGATGAATGATAGAGGTGTCGAGCGAGTCATGATCGCAATGTACTGCCTCGCCGGTAACGACCTGATAAGCGCTTACAGATACGGTAAGGACGCCGAAGCACAAGCGATCGAGCGCTGGCTCCGGAACGATAACTTCGGATTCATTTCCGATCACGAAGGATTCATTCGGGAAGTCAGGAAGAGAGCTAACGGAAAAGGCTGGCTGAAATGCCCGGAGTTCGCCAAAAGCGAGAAGTTCCAAGAACGAAGGGCAGACAACTGAAAAAGCCGTACCAAAAGGCACGGCCCACTGGGGTGATTGAAATTAAGGGAGATCAATCATCCTCATGATAACAGAAAGCGAGGATAGTGTGAATAAGGAATACTTAAGTTTCGCCATCGGCGTTGACAGGTTCAATCCGGCCATTCGGGCGCTTCTAGCTGCGCCGGATGGGATCCTGCTAAATCCCGGCGACATCGTAGTCTCCGAAAGAGGAATGCATTACAGGCTCGTGTTCGTCCGACACCACTGCACGGATGAGTATCCGGAGATTCTGGCGATCATGATATCGCTGAATGTTACAAGGCCGGAGAGGATCATGAAGCGGATCACTGAGGAAGTATTTGATTGGAGGAAAAACGATGATGTGGACGGATGATCCGGTAGCGGACGCAGCTGCTTATGATGCCGAATGCGAGGCACGTTTGAAACGCAGGCCGATATGTGACATCTGCAATGAGCACATTCAGGGCGATCGTTATTATGAAATATTTGGGTACAAAATCTGTCCGAGTTGCCTCGATGACCGAATGGAATGGATTGATGATGATTAAGAAGGGAGAAAAAAATGGCATTACCAGTATTAGTGGAAGGACGGAGCGGATCAGGCAAAACATTCGCTCTGAAGAATTTTAAGCCTGACGAATTGGGCGTGATTTCCGTCGAGAAGGGAAGACTTCCGTTCCGATCGGAGCTGAAGGTCATCCGGATCCCGAAGTGGGGCGGTGATGAGAACCAGAATTTTGCCCAGCTGAATGCTGCTAAATATGCGTGGATCATGAACACGATCAGGGCGGCAAAGGTGAAGTCGATTGCGATTGATGACAGCCAGTATCTTCTGGCGAATGAATTATTCGATCGAGCGTATGAAAAAGGGTACGACAAGTACACGCAGATGGCGGTTAATTTCCGCAACCTGATTCACTTCGTCAACGATCTGGATGACGACGACAAGATTGTTTACTTCCTGCATCACTCCGAAGCTGATTCGGATGGAAGAGAGAAGGTCAAGACCATCGGCAAGATGCTGGACGAAAAATTGACCATCGAAGGCTGTTTCGACATCGTGCTTTACTGTCAGGATCATAAGTTCTTCACGCAGGGCAACGGACAGAGCACCGCAAAGAGCCCGGAGGGGATGTTCGATTTGGAGATCCCGAACGATCTGAAGGCAGTGGATGTGGCGATAAGGGAATATTACGGAATGGGGGTGGAAACATGAATATAAAGATGGTTCCACTGAAAGACATGAAAATTGATATGACATATCAGCGACCAGCAAACGAAGCAAGAGTGAAGAAAATAGCTTCTAAATGGGACGATATGAAAGCAAATCTTATTCATGTTTCACATCGAGCTGATGGTTTTTACTACATTATGGACGGAAACCATACAAGATTAGCTGCGGAGTTAAATGGAAAGACGGAGCTTCTGTGCAGAGTATATGAAGGACTGACGCCAAAAGAAGAATCAAATAATTTTGTAGAACTAAACATATCACAGAAAAAACCAACATTTAACGAATTACTAAAAGCAAAAGCCGAAGCTGGAAGCGAATTGGAAAAATCGTATTTAGAAATTCTCGATAAGGCAGGTGTCAAATATACGCTTACATTTGGTAATCGCACTTGTTCTTTAAGATGTCATCAAGCTCTTCTCAGCGTTTATTCATCTTCTTGCTACGATCTTATGTTGCGAGCAGTTATAACTGCGAAAAAAGCAAGCTGTGATAGAGATGATTTTTATCAAATAGGCTTTTTTCCAGGATTATGCTCAATGATAACAAGGCATCCGGAAACCGATGACAGCAGATTAATTGACGTTGTGAGCAAAACAACAACTACAAAAATACGTGATATTGCCGACAAATACAAAAGAGGTATTTCACTTGGCGGCACTGGAGCAACAGTTTGTTTCAGATTAGCTTTTATTGAAATTTACAATAAAGGACTTAGAAAAAATAAGATTGTCGAATAGGAGGACTAATCATGATCAAGAAATTCAACGACTTCGAACAGACAAGAGCATATACCGACAGCCAGCAGCTGCCTCGTGGCGGTTATGTCTGCAAAATCATCGGTGCAAAGCCGATCGAGACCAAGTTTGGTCAGAGTATTAAGGTCGCTTATGACATCGCAGAAGGTGAATATGCCGGATATTTCCAGGCTAAATATGATGCCAACACCAATGAAGACAAGAAGTGGCCCGGCGTCTTTCTTCTGAATGTTCCGACAGATGACGGCTCGCAGCAGGACGGATGGACGAAGCGCAAGTTCCGCACATTCACGGACGCTCTGGAAGACAGCAATCCCGGCTATCATTTCGATTGGGATGAGACCAAATTCAAGGGCAAACAGGTCGGATATGTCTTCAATTATCGTGAGTTCGAAACCAGTGACGGAAGCACCGCATGGACACCGAATCCGCAGAATTGTATGTCTGTCCAGAAGATCCGTGATGGCAAGTTCAAGATCCCGGATGACAAGCCTCTGAGAAACAGGCCGATGTCAGCTGCTCCCTCCACAACTCCCGAAGGATTCACCAACATTCCTGCCGGAACCGATGAGGAAGTTCCGTTCTAATGACTCCGATCGAGATCGAAAAGATTCTCGACAGCATGGTGATCCTTAGAGATACCAGAGAACAAAACACTGCGAGGGCCAGACGCCGGTACAAGGCTTTTGGCCTTCCGTGCGAAAAAGCTGTTCTTGATTATGGAGATTACACCTATAATGCTGCACTTCCTTCCGGATCCATTTACTCCGTGACCGATAGGATCAAGCCGATGTGCGCTATCGAACGGAAAATGAATCTGGATGAGCTGGCCGGATGCTTCACTCATGATCGGAAACGTTTCGAAGCTGAGATGCTCCGGTGCCAGCAGAACAACGGAAGGATGTATCTCCTGATCGAGAACGCATCGTGGGAGTTGTTGCTTCTCGGAAAGTATCGGAGCCGGTTCCGATCGAAAGCGTTCCTGGCATCTCTGACAGCGTGGATGGTGCGATATGACTTGCAGGTCATTTTCTGCAAAGAAGACACCAGTCCCACGCTGATCCGGGAGATCCTGTATCGGGATTTGAAAGAGCGGTTGGTGAGAGGGGAATTCGATGGGGGATAAGAGCAAAGGATGGATTCTTCTGTATAGGTCTATCCGTGATAGTTGGATTTGGGAAAAGAAGCCGTTTGATCCGGCACGGGCGTGGATAGATCTAATTCTGGATGCAAATCATGATGACGGTAAGGTTTTCACTGGATCCAGTCTTGTGAGGATCAAACGTGGTCAGGATTGGGTGAGCGTCAGGTCGTTAGCCGAAAGATGGGGGTGGAGTAAGGACAGGGTACGCAAATTCCTGAAGACACTGGAAAGCGACAGCATGATCCGCATAAACACGACACCATTCGGGACACTTCTAACCATTGTAAATTATGATAATTTCCAGATTCGGCAAGACAGCAAACGAGACACAAAAAAGACACCGACAAGGACGCAAACCGGACGCAAGCCGGTACGAAACAAAGAAGGATTGAAAGAAGAACTAAAAGAAAGAAAAGAAAGAGACCTTCCTTCGGAAGATGAAACTGAAGATCTAACAGCATGGGAGGAACTGGAAGACGACGATGCTACCACTGAACATTGATATCAAATCTGTATGTGAAGACTTTGCTCGCCAGCAGGGAACGAAAACTAAGATGCGTGGCGATGAGATGATCTTCCTGAGGTGTCCATATTGCGGAACATCCTATAAGGGTGACAAGGAAAAGTTCGCAATCAATATCCGCACTGGCGCCTTCAACTGCATGAGAGCATCATGCGGGGCAAAAGGCAACCTGTGGACGCTGCATAGAGACTTCGGCCTCGATCTGGGATCTGATGTGACGGAATACGAGCGCCCGAAATATTCGTGGAAGCGATTCGAGGTAAAGAAACCGTATGAACCCACAGAACCGGCAATTGCTTATCTGCACGGGAAACGTGGGATATCGGAAGAGGTTATCCGCCGATATGAGATCGTGACAAAGAAGAATGATGATAACGTGCTTGTGTTTCCGTTCTATGACGAAGACGGAATGCTGGCCTTCATTAAGTATCGGGCGATCAATTTTGACAAGTCAAAGGGCGGCAACAAAGAATGGTGCGAACGTGACATGAAGTCAATTCTGTTCGGCATAAAACAGTGTGTTGACTTCCAACGTCTGATCATTACGGAAGGGCAGATAGACAGTCTGAGCGTTGCAACCGCCGGATTCAACAATTGCTGTTCCGTGCCGACCGGCAAGAACGGAATGCGCTGGGTTCCACATAATTGGGACTGGATAAAGCAGTTCAAAGAGATCTTAGTCTTCGGAGACTATGAGCACGACAGTATGACATTGCTTCCGGATATCACAGCCCGGTTCCTGGATACGGAGACGAAGATCCTCGCAGTCCGCCCGGAAGATTACAGAGGATGCAAGGACGCAAACGAGCTCTTGCTGAAATATGGCGCAGATGCGATCCGGAACGCAATCAAGAACGCACAGCCCCAGATGCTGGAACAAGTCGTGCGTCTTCAGGAAGTCGAATATCAGGACGGAGATGTCGAGGAAAAACTTCCGACTGGAATCAGAGAAGTTGACAAGGTGCTGACGGGTGGTCTTCCGTTCGGGCTTATGAATATCTTAACTGGCAAACGTGGTGAAGGTAAATCGACAGAGGGGTCGATGCTTGTGAAGTCGGCACTGGAGAACGGATACAACTGTTTCATTTATTCCGGCGAAATGAAAAAAGGCGATGTTCGGAAATGGTTAGACCTTCAGATCGCCGGATCCAACAGAGTGATCACGGAAAACAAGGGTGATTATGATGTGTACCGGCTGTCACGCCAGAACACCGAAACGATCGGCAACTGGTACCGTGACCAGGCTTACATCTACGACACTTCCGTCGTTGTTGAGACCCAGAAGAATCTGCTGGACATCATCGAGACATATATCAAGCAGTTTGGTTGCCGGTTCGTGCTGGTAGACAACCTCATGACTGCGATCGACCTGACAGACATCGGAGCTGATAAGTTTGAGCGTCAGGAGCTGGTCTGCAAGCGCCTCGCACGGATGGCGCAGAAGTACAACGCAATGATTCTGCTGATTGCCCACAAAAAGAAGGGCATGGGCTACGACGAAAATGATGATGTTCTCGGAAGTTCGGAGATAACTAATCTTGCAGGCGTAATCATGAGTTACGGACGGGATTCGGATATTGATGATTCTGAGCGTCTTCTGAAGGTGACGAAGAACCGCCTGACAGGCCGCTGCCTTTTCGACGGAGTTATCTGCGGATATGACGACGCCAGCAAACGCATCTTTGCAGCTGACGATCCGGGAGCAGCTGCCAGATCGTCCAAGTGCTTTGCGGAAGAGGACAGTCACTTTATGAATTTGCCGGAAGATGAGGAGGTACCGTTTTGAGCGCACAAGCAGCATGGCGTCTTCCGGAGGCAGACAGGCCGCCTGAACAATTCTGGACGGATTTCCAGAAATTTGTATATGCGTCCTATGTCTATGAGCCTGATCCGGAAGGCGAGAAGCATGACCACTATTGGGAAACGCTAATTCATTGGGCGGACATCCTGACGAAGCGATACAACAACGCAGTTGTTAATGCGATGGTAATGGATTACCTCGACGGCCAGAGCCGGAGAGCAACGGAGAAGAACGAATGAAGAAGTTTGATGATTTGTATTACCTGGATCAGACCGACAAGCAGATCCTGAAGGCACTGACGGACAACGCCAGAGCGACGCTGACGGAGATCGCAGAGCAGACTGATCGGAGCCGGGTGTCGGTGTTTCGCCGGATCGGCGACATGGAAGAGGCTGGTGTGATCAGTGGGTACACCGTTCTTGTGGATTGGGACAAGGTCGGAAACAAGAGATAACAACAGGCAAGTCCTGTTTACCGTGCCGGATAACTTAATAATTCATTTCCGACTGACGACGGGAATGTTGTTGCGCATTTTACAAATAAAACCGCCCGATGGCACGGCGGGCGGGAGGAGGTGACTGTGGGGTATTTAACATTTGTAGCACTTGTCTTGTATTGGGCAACAAAGAGCAACTGGTGGATTTACGTGGCTGCGGTCAGCTTCTTAGCATGGTGCTGGAGGACAAAATAATGCTTTATGTGATTACATTTCTTGGAGGTGCAATGCTTGGCGGCATATTCGGCGTATTCACCATGTGCATGATGATTCAGGCAGGACAGTCAGACGACAGAGAGGAGGAGTGGTTTGATAACGAACAATGAAGCTATCGGCATTCTTGAACTCGTTGTAGAAACAGCGAAAGGAAGATGCTTTGTCACAGATGAAGCTATCTCAGATGCATATGACATGGCAATCAACGCACTGACACTTCAGACGACACTGAAGGAAAAGTGCTTGACCTGAGAGCATTGCAAAAGGTGCGACAGCGAACTTGCCAACGACTCTTCAGCCGATGTTGTACCGTATTCCATCGCCCCTGATGGCACGCTGACAATTACAGTACCGAAAGGCATATATAAAAAGGTCAACAGGGTGCTTGTAGGGGAAGATGGCACACATTGGGGAGGATTGTATTATGCGGATTAATATTTGCGGAATACCTCACGAAGTTGTGGAGTGCGAGGATACTTTTGATGCGGATATGCATTTAGGGCAGATTGACTACAAGCACGCAAAAATCCTGATTAACAAGGACGCAAACATCGCAATCAAATCGGAAACCCTGTGCCATGAAATCATGCACGGTATCTTGGTGCATATCGGAAGAGAGAATTTGTCTCAGGACGAAACCCTTGTAACTGCACTTGGGAATGCAATCTGGCAGACGTTTGATGTGAGGTATATGGATGAAGGATGATCTTATAAGCAGGCAGGCGGCGATTGATGCGGCACGGGATTGGTACGAAGGGTTGATTTGCGGATCTTTCAAGGGGCTTGAGAAACGGCTACGATCATTGCCATCCGCACAGCTAGAGCAGAAAGTTGAAGAACTACTGCCAGACGGTACACTGCATCTCTTCACCGATACGGATTTATCCAAAGTGAACAGAGTATGGGTGTCTCAGAACGGTACGCATTACGGCGATCTGTACTATGCTGATGAAGACCTGAACTGCGGAGCGGATATGAGAGGAGAACAGGATGATGTAATCAGCAGACAGGCGGCGATTGATGCATTAAAAGAAGCATTTAATCCG